AGATACGTTGTTCACACTGCAATCGTAAATTGGCCGATGCTGTATTTACGTTTATCGAAATCAAATGTCCACGTTGTGCGACATTAAATTCCTTGAGGGTCGAGAACCCCACTACCCCCGAACGCCAACGAGCGTCTTTTTCCACTTTGGAGAGAACTCATGGCCATGCCAACAAACCCCGAACACACCACGCCTGATTACAACGCCAGCGGCAAAGCATTTTTGGCTTGGGTCGGTGGTAAAAGTAAACTGGCTCGCCAAATTATTGGATTAATGCCTGCTCACAACTGCTACTGCGAAGTCTTTGGTGGTGCTGGTTGGGTAATGTTTAAGAAAACGCCGAGCAACGTCGAAGTCATTAACGATCTCAACAGCGAGCTGGTGAATTTATATCGGGTGATTAAGTTTCACTTTGAGGAGTTTATCAAACAATTCAAGTTTCTGTTAATTTCCCGTGATGAATATGACCGCTTGAAATTAGCCAAGCCTGAAACGCTAACCGATATTCAACGCGCTGCGCGTTACTATTATTTGGTACGTTTAAGCTATGGTGGTAAAGCCGTTGACCATAATTTTACGGCGGGCCCGACCCGTTTACCGCCGATTAACTTGCTCCGCATTGAAGAAGAGCTGTCGCAATCACACCTGCGCTTGTCGCGTGTTTGTATTGAAAATCAGCACTACAGCAAAATCATTGAGCGTTATGACTTGCCAGATACGCTGTTTTATTTAGACCCACCGTACTTCAACTGCGAAGATTATTACGGCAAGGGTTTATTTAATAAAGCCGACTTCGAGTTATTACGTGATCAACTGAAAACAGTGAAAGGTAAGTTTATTTTAAGCTTGAATAACGTGCCTGAGATTCGTGAGATTTTTAAGGACTTTCACATCATCGAAACCTCGGTGCGTTGGAGTTTGGGCAAGGATTACAACGAAGCCAATGAGGTAATTATTTTGAATTTTGAGCCGCCTAAAACGGTGTAATCGGTAAGGCAAGTTGTTTATTGACAACTTGCCTGCACTCATTACTGTACTCTATGCAAAAGCCCCATCTCTGTTTTTAAGGTATTTTTATCAACAACTGTGTACCTCATTGCTGTTCCCTTAGCCATACCATTTGTATATGTAACAATAACATCACTATCTTTGACTTCGTATTCAACTTTTTCAATCATCCCCATCGTTTCTGTCTCTCCTGCTCTAAATTCGGTTTTCATTGGAAAATCATCAGCCTGCCAAACACCAGCAATAGGGCCCGGCTCATTTTTGGAACAAGCAAGCAATACAAGAACGACTGAAAGGCTGAGAAATTTAGCTATTTTATTCATACTTCTTCCTAAAGGTTAGTTTCTAACACCACACTTAAAGAACTAAGATACTATAAAAATCTTAAACAATCATCAAAGCCAGTTGTAAACGCCACATACAACTTGCCATCCCATGCAATCTTAAAAACTTAGCGACATCATTGTCGGCATGAATATCGCAGACCTTGAACGCAGACTTGAAAATCTAATTCGCATTGCTGAAATTAGCGATGTGGACTATCACGACCCCGAAAACCCTGTCTGCCGTTGTATGGTTGGTGAGAATAAAACCAATTGGCTCAGTATTGGCCACACACGCATGGGCGCGGTCAAAGACTGGAATCCTCCGTCTGAAGGTGAGCAGGTTGTTCTATTGTCACCCAGTGGCGATTTAAGCCAAGCCGTCATTATGGCTTCATTAAGCTCAACAGCAAATGCTGCACCTGATACTGATCCCAAAAAACCTAAGCGCACCTATCCCGATGGTGCAGTCATTGAGTATGACTATCAAAGCCACAAACTCACCGCCTCATTACCTGAAGGCGCAACCTTTGAGTTAAACAGCGATGGTGGCCTAAAAATCACAGGTGATATTCATCACGATGGCAAATTAACAGCTACAGGGGATATTGAGTCGGGTGGCAACGTCAAAGATGTCAAAGGCACGATGCAAAATATACGCGATACCTATGACGCGCATGGTGGGCATGTGGGTACTGGCACGCCACAACCTAAGATGAACACACCATGAGCTACAAAGGTATGAACGTGCAAACAGGCCGCGCCATCCATGACATTGACCATCTCAATCAATCCGTCAAAGACGTGTTATTAACGCCCACCGTTTCGCGCTTGATGCGCCGAGACTATGGCTCACACCTGTTTAACCTCATCGACCAAGCCGCCAATCCTGCCACGCACTTACGTTTATATGCCGCCATTGCCATCGCCTTATTACGATGGGAGCCGCGCCTACAACTGAGCCGCATCCAAATCAGACAACAAAGTAATGGCCAAAGCATTGTCGATATTGAAGGCTTTCAATTAGTGAATAACCAACGTCGTGCGGTCAGCCTACAAGCACCAATTAATGGAGAGTCGGCATGAGTATTTTTCAACGTATTGACCTGTCGCTACTGCCTCAACCGCAAGTCGTTGAACAAATTAGCTATGAGCAAATTCTGTCAGAACTCAAAGCCGATTTAATCAGCCGTGATCCGCAATTGACCGAAGTCTTGGCGTTGGAATCTGAGCCATTGGTCAAGTTGTTACAGGTCTATGCCTTTCGTGAAATGCGCTCACGGCAACGAGAAAATCAGAAAGCCATTAGTTTGATGTTGGCCTTTGCGACAGGCTCAGACTTAGACCAGTTAGGAGCAAATTATGGTGTCCCGCGTTTGCTACTCGATAGCGGTAATCCTTCTGCTATTCCTCCTGTACCACCAACTTACGAAAGCGATGACAACTTTAAGCGGCGCATCCAATTGTCGTTTGAAGCCTTTACCACTGCAGGCAGTGAAGCCAGTTATATCTTTCATGGCCTTAGTGCCGATGGTCAAGTGGCGGATATTTCGGCACTCAGTCCAACACCGGGTGTGGTGGCTATTTATGTGTTGGCTCGGACTGGCAATGGACAGGCAGATATTCCTTTGCTTACGAAAGTTGAAAACGCACTGAGCGCAAAAACCGTTCGCCCTCTCACCGATCAGGTGAACGTGTACAGCGTCGACGTTGTGGACTTTGTTGTCCATGCTGAGTTGATATTGTTCAACGGACCCGATGGCGCATTGGTATTGGCAAATGCTCAAACTGAGCTAGATAACTACCTAGCCGCCAGTCGTAGCAATGGTTTAGACATCACTATTTCAGGTTTACACCATGCATTGCATCAACAAGGTGTTCAGCGCGTCAATCTGATTAGCCCCAGTAGCGACATTGTGATTCAGCGGCATCAAGTCGGTCATTGCGTCAGTCAAACGCTGACTGTTGGAGGCATAAATGCCTAGCCTATTGCCACCTAATGCCACGCGATTAGAACGAAATGTCGAAGCATTGACCGAGCGTTTAGAAGCGTTGCCGCCTGACTTTGAAAGCATCTGGAATGCCGACACCTGTGCCGTCACTTTGCTCCCGTGGTTAGCATGGGCATTTTCGGTGGATGAATGGAATGCACAGTGGTCTGAAACGCAGAAACGCAAAGCGATTAACGACAGTATTTTTATTCACAAACACAAAGGTACTCGCGCAGGATTAGAACGCGCCCTGTCCAGCCTTGCGTTTACCCCCACGATCGTGGAATGGTTTGAGCAACATCCGCCATCTAATCCTTACACTTTTCTTGTAACGGGCTTTGGCTCACTGAGCGACATCTCTGCCAACGAAGCCGAAAACATCCATCGCATCATCAATGCCGCAAAAAACTTACGCAGTCATTACACCTTAGACATTCCCATTCGTGTGGATGGTTCGGTGTTTGTTGGTGGTGTGGTGATGAGCGGCCAAGAAGTCGATATTTTTTATCAAGGCTATCAGCCTTAGGAGGAAACCATGAGCAACACACTCAGTCGTGCAAAAACACTCGCACACATTGCCAGCATTGCGTCTAAGTCAAAAATAGAAGACTCCGATGTATTGTTTTTCAAAGATGGCGTTTATAAAGGCGAATGGAATCCAAATGCTGTCGCTAATAACTTACCTGCCAACACTCAACAAAATGATATTTTTTTAGTTTCTGAAACAGGCTCATATTATGGTCGCACCCTGTTAGTGGGTGACTTAGTACGCTTTGTTGGTCAAGATAAACCTATTCTTGTTTACTCAAAATATCTACCGATTCCTTTTTTCTTGTCCATGCTGGATGAGCCTCAACAGGCAGGTGCAGGTTTTGTTTATGGTGGTGAATTAGATGCAACGCCTGTTAGCACAGCCAATATATAGTTAAAGAAAAGTAGAAGTGTTACAATTTTGGTATTTATGGCCTACTCACCTGATTACCGAGAACTGATCATCTCTAAGCTTAACGAAGGCGCAACATATCGCGCCT